GCCTGATAAATAGCAGGTCGTCGAGGGTCATTGTAACATCGTACATATTAATTATTATTTAGTTTTTTGTAAGTATTGCTTTTGCAGCTTTACTACTAAAGTATACACCATTTCTACATCTTCTCCAACGAATGTGGTCTTTTTTATCAACCTAAGCAGTGCTTCCAATTCTTGTGGAGTTAGATCGCTATCCTGTGCACCACTAGTACTAGCTTCATTCTGCGTCCGTATATTCTGTGCAATTAATCCCATATATAACCTTTTAATTAGTTTACGAATAGATAAAGATATCTCCGTTAGATGTGTTTATAAATATAGTACCGTATCCGTTCGATGATCCGCCATATAATGGATCAACTGAAGGATTTCCTGCTGTAAATTCAACTACACCTGCATATGCTGCTGGAGTGAATGTTGGGCTATCTGCACTAAAGGAGGATGTGTACGCCCATCGACCTGCACCACTATCGTATCCGAATAATTCACCTACGTTTTGTGTTGCCTGTTGTATAACAATACCACCGTCTCCAGTTGCAACAGATCCAGATGCAAATAGTGCAAATCTATCTGCTACTAGTAGATTTTGAGTGTTTTGGAAGGATGCTGTACCAGATACAATTAAATCTCCACTAATAGTTGCGTTTCCAGTAACACTTAGATTATCATCGATTGTTACTAGACCTCCTGCTGAATCTATTGTTAAGTTGCCTGAAGTTGTGTCGATTTCATTTGCACCAGTAATACCGATCCGAATGTTATCGGCAGTTACACCTGCAAAGCTCGGTGAATCTGTTGTCTGTAATCCTAAATCAACTGCTGACTGAGCAACACCATTAACTGTAATTGCCACCTCGCCTTGAGCTCCTGAAGAAAGTGATGATGCTGATACATGAGATGATCCTGCGAAATCCAACTTAGTGTAAGCAATTGCTGCACTTGCATTAACGTCTGCATTGACAATAACACCAGTACCAATTGCTGCCACTCCTGCGCTAGTAATTGTAATATCACCACTAACAGTACTAAATACAGCTCCGGAAATGTATGGTAGGAATGAGCCTGAGTCAACGGAGAAGGTTCTTGCAGCTGCTCCATCAAAGGTGCCTCCAGAAAGCAAACCTGATCCTGCTGTTAGTGCATTAGGAACCTTTAATACTGATAGCTGATTGCCGCTAAGTTGAATTGTCGTACCATCAGCTACATTTGAGTTTAGCATCGAGCCCTCCACGGCATTGGCAGCAATTGTCAATGCACCGCCAGCAGCAATGGTAGCATCTCCAGAAACTCCGGAGTAAACGTAATTAGCAACTTGTGATCCGGATACAAATTTATTAGCTCCGTCATTAATATAGAATTTGGTTGTCTCCAGAGAAGTACCACCCAAGGGAGTTGCTGGAAACACTCCAGATACACCACTAAGACCGGATCCATCACCAAAAAATGACCCACTAAATCCAATACTAGCGGATACCGCTGCTAATTCAGCTACCGAGCCCGATACTATTACCTTTTTCCAAGATGCCATATTGCTGTTATTTTACTATTTTTGTCCTTTATATAAGTATTCACGTTATTGTTAAAACTTCATCAATATGTGATATTAATCCAATCCAACATAGAAAGAGCTTGACGTAAAGTAGATAGCTCCTATTGGTGCTGGATTAGTTAACTCCACAGACTGGGTGGCTAGTACTATATAACCGCTTTGTGTGACTTTTAGTATAGATTCACCGATGCTATTTTTTACAAGGAATATGTCAGCATAGCTGTTACCTACTGTAAAAGATCCGGTAACTTCGAGAGATGAAGTTGTGAAGAAGATATCACTGCCTGGTGTTTTTTCGCTAAAGATTCCTGCACCAATTGGGCCTGTAGATCCTGATGGGCCCGGAGGTCCTGCAGGTCCTGTTAATATGTGCACAACACTCGTTACAGGCTGTGTAACTTCAACCGTCGTGTTTAATGCTTCACTTGTTATTGAGATTGCATTATCACTAGTTGAAATGTTGACATCATTTGTTGTCTGTGATATATCGACTCTATTGCTCATTTATCGAGTTACTTCCTTAGAAAGTCTTACCTTACCTTCAAGTATTCTTGTAACTACAGAACCTGATACAATTTCCAAATCATAAACCGCTTCGTTGAATGTTAGCGCCGATGAGGATGCTGCTGATATGTATACACCTATGGATCCGGATGCTGGTGGTGTCACCCCGTTTGATCCGCTAAAATTTAATCCTGTGCCATCTGCATCTCTAGAGCTTGATAGGGCGATTAGTACTGTGCTAGAATCTACTGTTTCTCTTAATTGCATTCTTCCGGAATACGCAGAAAGGTCAATCGGATCTCCACTTGCGTCCTTATATTGCAATTCGAAGCTTAGTGTTGAGCCCTGCTCAATGGTAAATGAAAATCTGCCAGCTGCCATTTTATTATATATATATGCTTAGTCTGTGTAATTCTTGTAGATTTCCAAAATTTCTGGTACTATTTTATGTCTGTGGTTTTTCTTGAGTGTAAATATTGCAAATCCCTTAACGCTGGCTGCAACTGTGTTCAAAAAGCCAAACCCTGATTCTTTTTTGCTTTTAAGATCAATCTGAGATACGTCACCACAAATTACCATTTTTGAGTTTATACCTAAACGACCGATAACCATTTCCATCTGATTATGGGTTACGTTTTGTGCTTCATCGACAATAACAAAGGTATCCATTAAGGTACGTCCACGCATAAAAGCAAAAGGTAGTATTTCAATTATGCCTTCCTCCAACAGCTTATCTATCTTATCCTTATTATAGAGCATATACAGGTTTGCATAAATTGGTGCTAACCACGGATCTAACTTATCTTTCATGTTTCCTGGTAAGAAACCTATCTCTTCCTTTGCTACTGTAGGTCTTGTGATAACGATTTTTTCCAAATCTCTTTTAAATAACATATCCAAAGCAACTTGGCATGCTAATAAAGTTTTTCCGGAACCGGCTTGACCTCGCAATACAGTTATATCGTTTACCATGATCTCATCCTTTGCTTCTTTCTGCTCCTCATTAAGCTGGATGTTAAACTTAATAGGTCCTTTAGGCTTCCGCTTAGCTGCGGAAGATGGCTGTATTGTGCTCATAAACTTAGGTTTTTATTCTTAGAAAGTGTATCGATTCGAAGTTATACCATTGTAAACAAAAGCTATTCCTGAGCTTTGTGTTACTTGGGTAATCGGTCCATAGATTGGAATTCCAGCAGTCCATGCTGATGAACTCACAGAACTTCCACTTACAATACTTCCAGCCATAACCAGCTTAGCTGAGCTTGATGTTAAAGGGTAATACATGAAACCATCACATTCGATTGTTACTGATCCGCTAAGGTACGTACCACCACCTAGTCCATAGGGGTGTATGTTTAAATCTACTCTGTCTGCCATAATTAAGGGTTTTAATTGTTATTCGTATCTTTTTATATCTTTATATCCTAGTACTTTGGTTGGTTTTATAATTAACTCATTCCACAAACTTGTAGCTCCTCCAGTGCAATCATCTACATCTAAGCACATATTTGATTGCCTTCCTGGATATGCTAATCTATACATATTCACAGCTTTGTTGCCTTTGTCTGTTGGAATGCTTTTTACATCACTCTTAAATGCTCCTCTCAGATTACCTTCTAGTTTAACTAATGTTGTGCTTTGTGGTCTGAAGAATTGCTTCCATTGTTTTGTAAAGGTGCTTATTGCGTATGGATCTTGTGTATTAATTGCACTTTCTATATTATTAAGTCCTTGTTGGGTTGTCCAGTGCATTGATACTACTTTATGCTCTGTAGTACCATATAGGCTACCTACAAATGTATCGTCAAGTAGTACGTATGGTTCCATATCGCCTCTGGAATAGAAGTATGCGATCTTAACATTATCGGCAAAGCTGGCATCTGTCTTGTCGTTATAGAAGTAGGATCCAAACTCTCGTTTTAATCCCCACACCTTATGATTAATAAAGTCCTCTATGAAATCCAACACATTGCGCTTAGTTAGCAAATCATAATACCCAGTCTCGATATGCAGTTGATAACTAAACCATCTGTTGATGATAGATGCTAATTTAGGATTCTCATCTAGCACCCCACCTCTTGTATCAATGCCTCTTTTCTGTAGAAGCAACATCGCTTTTGCTATAGTTTCCCACTCCTTTATTGTTGCAAAGGCACTTTCGGGTCTTATGTATGCATTAATTACTCTGTCACTCATGTATATAAATAGTTGCAAAAATAGAAAACAATGCCATTGCGGTAATAACAAAAAAAAAGCCCACTCGATTGAGTGGGCCTTTCTTATAATGTACCGTAGAACTCTTACACAGTTTGCAAGCCAGAAACGTACACTTTTCCGTAAAACTCTGGCCTAACTGTTAGTTTGGCATAGCGAGTCATTACACCACGTCTTGGCTGGAAGTTAACTGGGTCGTACACAAGAGGAGTAAGCATTAATGGAATGTAAGGAGCATATACTGCACCAGTTTCCAAGAACTGATTTCCTCTAAAGCCCATCAGGATTGTGTTCTCCTGCATGTATGGGTTTTTGTATACTTGGTAGCGGCTATTCAAAGCACCTACTTTTTGTACACCCATAGCGAACTTCATGCTGTTACCGTCGGTATCTGCAGCGTATCCAGGGATTGATTCAATCACAGTAGCCACATCAGGAGAGCAAACTAGGAAGTTAGCACCACCACGAAGGGTCTTTTGGTGAATCTTGTTAGATACCTTTTGCAATTTGGTACCAAGAGTTTGGAACCAAGTACCTTGTACGTAAGCCTGACCAGTGAAGGCAGATTGCGCAAAGCTAGATCCGTTCCATTCTTGACCAACTTGTGCTGACCAGTACTCAGTGGTAGCTGCGTCTTGGATCAACATATCAAGGATTTCAAGGTCGATCTCCATAGATACGTACTCAGACAACATAGAGGTCAATTCAGCCTCGGCGTCGATTGAGTGGTATGCATTCAAGTCTTGAGCGAACTCAGGAGTCCAACTTGCTTTTAACTTACGAGTCTTAGCAGTGATTGGAATAGAACGCATTACCAAGTCGATTTCTGGGATGTTCAGATCAGTGTTAGTTCTGTTAGCTTCGAAATCACCACGGTTGTCATTGGTTGGTTGACGTTGATAAACAACTTCACCAGTAAATGAACCAGTAGTTACAGCTGAACCAGTAAATACGAAGGTTACTGAGTTGTTAGCAGTGTTGATGGTAGTGAAAGCTGGAAGCACTGACAAATAGGAAGAACCTGATTTCAATGCAAAGCCTCTTACACCAGCCCAGTCAGCGTAAGTAGCGTAATCAGTTGAAGCTGATCCGGTAGTTACAGTGATGGTTTTGAAAGTACCAAAAGAAGAGCTGTAGCTGCCATCGAAGTTGAAGGTAGACCAGGTAGCTGAACCAGTGGTTAGGATGGTGAATGCAGATCCAGTTTGGTTGATTGAGTATCCAAACTGACCAGCACCATAAAGACCGTCAGAAGCGTCTCCAGTAGTGTCAGTAATACCTTGCAAGGTACCAGTCTGATTTTTACCAGTTACGTCAAAGCCTTTACGGCCATCAGGACGGTTTTGAGTAGCGTACTTGTAATCCAAGTAGAATACTAGACCAGAAGGTAAGTTCATCGGCTGTACAGAAACGAATTCTTTAGCAGCGATTTCAGCAAATACCCTTCTGATAAGAGGAAGAGCTACTCCAGTCCATTGCTCATAGCCACCTGCGTTAGCACCGGCAGTGGTCATGGAGTTTTCTTTTACAAGCTGTTTTGCTTGGTTTTCTAGAAGAACAGCCATGCTGTTAACTTCAGTTTCGCTTCTTAGTCCTTCTAACAGACCGGATTTCTTCCACTTGCTGATAAGTGGTTTAACTTCCGCCATACGATCTTTGTATGGGTTAGCAGAACCAAGTAGCTGAGATGTAATGTTTGTTGCCATTTTGATCTTGGTTTTTGGTTAATTAAAAGTTTTTGTTAATTCCTGCGAGTTTTTGGAACCTAGCAACTTGGTTGTTCGATTCTAAAATAGGTCTCTTTGTGCCTTTAACTGGAGCAGATGAGAAATTCTCAACTAGACGCTTTCCTTTGTTTTTGGCAGGAGCCTGTTTTGCAATCGATTCAGCGATTGTTGCGTAGATAAGTTTTGTTTCGCGTACGTTTTTAGCTCTGTCGAAGGTTTCGATTACTTGAACTTTTTGGCTTTCGCTTAGGTTCTTAGCACGGAACACTTTGTTGACATAAAGTAATTTGGCGTTAAGCAAATTCACTTCGTTGATTTTTGATCTCAAGAATTTGATAACTCCATAAGCTTCTTCAAGCTCTTTGTCTTTTTCAGACTCTTCTTCGTCATCAGCTTCCATCATCTTTTTCTTACGACGCTTCATGCCTTCTTCGGCCATTTCCTCTTCTTCAGAATCTTCCTCACGCAAAGCTTTTACAAGCTCGTTGATGTCGATGTCTTCGTCTTCTTCAGAGTCCATTCCTTCTTCGGCCATCTCTTCTTCTTCGGATTCGTAATCCATTCCTTCTTCAGCCATTTCTTCGTCTTCGCCTTCTAGCTCACGAATAATAGCTTCCAAATCTAGATCCTCTTCTTCAGCAGGAGCTTCTTCAGTTTCTTCTTCAGATGATTCCTCTTCGAAGTCCATATCGCCACCTTCGTCGCTGTAGTCTTCTTCTTCGAAATCCTCTTCAGTGTCATCTTCCATGTCCATGTCGTCAGCAGTTTCCTCATCTTCCATGTCCATCTCATCGTCCTCTTCAGAGATGTTAGCGAGCTTTTTAAAACGCGCTGTTTCTGGCATTTCTTCTACCTCTTCTTCTTCCTCCATTTCCTCTTCCTCTCTAATCTTTTTTGAGAGCATCGATTGCAATTTTGGTGTAAAGGCTTCTTCTAATGCCAGCTTTGCATTTGCTAATGCGGTCTCACGTACTGCTTTAGCATCTGCGATTGCTTCTTTTAAAAGTTTGTCCATAATTGTTTTGGATTGTCTGCAGCTATTATTGAGCCACAATAGGGTTTAATTAAATATGGCATCATATCAGAATGATGCATTTAAGTATAAGTATACCCTATCTTACCAAAAGCGCTGTAGTGATGCGGCTTTTAGTGAATTTTTTTTATTCTATGTCGTTAAAATTAACAAAAATGTCGACACCATCTGGAATTACAGTTAGCATCATTCCATCTTTTGTTACTTTCTTGACAATACCTTGTGATCCGCGGAATCGCTGATCTTTGTTGTATCGCTTAACGCTGCTGATGTCAAAATCAACAGTAATATCATCTTTCTTAGGCATTTCCGGATCTGGCTCAGCTTTCTCCTCTTCTCCGCCTTCGTCGGCTGCAGCATCCTCTTCTCCACCTTCTTCTGCAGCTGCATCATCCCCACCAGCCTCTTCTTCCCCACCTTCATCTCCACCTGTTGCAAATGGGTTTGCTCCGGCCTCCTCTTCTTCTTCCTGTTCTAATAGGTCTTTAAGTTTAAGTGCACCTTCTTTTGTTGCAGCCTTTGCCTGTGCCTTTTTCAACTTCTCTTGTGCGTCTTTAAGACGTGCCTGAGCTGCTGTTACGTCAGCCTTATCAGCTGCAATCTCTTCTGGAGTCTTCTGCTCACGAAGTGCTGCTACAATTTCTCTGCGAATTAAATCTTTAAGCTCCTTAGATCTCATAGTATCTGCTTAATGTGTTTCCCATTTCTTCATAGATGGATTCCAAACGCTGTTGTAATACGTTAATCTCATCTACAGTTTTGTTGAAGGTTTTAGCACCGTTTTTCAACTCTTTCATGTTTCTTTTTACAGTTACCTGATCAAACCACTCTTCAGTTTCTGATAAGGTTACTTGCTCTGCCTTTTCAGCTAGCATAGTTAATTGCTTGGCAACCTCTTTCAAACGACTGTTTCTATATACAGCTTCAGAGATTGCACTAAAGCCTTTAATCTCCTCAAGAAAAGCAGATTTTTGCTCGGTTGTTAGGTTTACATTAGATTCGTTAAGTAGATCTATTAGCTTTTTCATAGCAGTGTTATTATATTTGTAATCAAACCATCAATTGTTTCGTACTTGCCGGTCTTTCTTGTCAGTCCGTTATAAGACTCATTCATCCGACCTCCATCCATAAATGCACCATGCGTAGATGGATTAGATACCAGGTCCCAGCACACAATCTCGTAATCGTCCTGTACCTCAACCTTACCTTCACCAATCTCTCTCACACTACCCATCCCTCTAGAGCTGATGCCTAGTTTAATACCGGCTTGGAATAGTTGCTTTGCAATATTGCCTGATGGTGTTGGTAGTAATTCTAGTTTACCCATTAACGTATTACCATCCCACCACAAATCTAACATATTGTGCGATACATTTGCTAGATTGACAACTGAAGATTCTGGATGGTCTAATTCACCCAAAGCTCGTCTTTCTGCGATGAATGTGTTTTTATATTTTACTGCCTCACGCTTCAATACACTCTCCGGATATACTCTTGCATTCTGGTTGGTTGATCCATAACGCTGCAGTGGTCCTGATAGTATCAGTTTACCATTATTTTGCTGCATGGATTCGTTCAGCTGCTCTGGTGTATATTCAATAACACCTGCAAAGTCGACTATTAAATTCTTATTCATATTCCTTTTGCTTTTTTGTACTTAGATGCAATTACTTCTGGATTACTTAGATAACCTAGTTCAATTGTCTTTGAACCATCATAGAAAGTAACCAGTCCTGAGTTGTCTACGTCAAATTGATAAGGCTCCCCGTCTAGAGTTACATCGTAGCTGCTTGTGCCGCTACTCTTGCTTGCTAACTCAATATCATCGATGGTTACATCTTCCCCTGCAAGTATTAATGCATTGGCTAAGTCTTCTTCTTGCTTAGCTTCGCGCAGTACTTTGCGTACTTCCTCTCTCAGAACACGTCTAAACTCCTCTGTCCTCATTCGCTTAGCTTTTTAAGTTTATTACTTATTACGGTCATTCTTTCGTTGATCTTAGCAATGTTTCTGGTTGTCTTTTTCCAGTAGGCTCCTGATGCTACGTTTGATTCTGTTTTTAGACGAATACTTTGCGATAGTATGTGATTTACTTCGGCCAATCTTCTGTTGATTTCAGCAATCGACTTATTTACCTTCTGCACTGGAGTTGCTGATGGATCGTTCTTAAACTCTTTATATGATCCCTCTTTCAAAGAAACTACATCAAAGCTCTTTGCTGTACCTCTTTTGGGTGGCTTTTCAAAGTAAGCCGTTGCTGGATCTGCCTCTTCGGAAGCTTCGGATCCTTCAGCATCTTTATTCTTATTGAATGCTCTTGGTGTTGAGTATGATGCTACATTGCCTGATACAGACATCTCATTTTGGATGTCCTTGACATATTCTCTTAATTCAGCTCTTTCTTTCTTTGTTAACATTTTTTTAGCTCTTTTATAAGTTCCATATACATTAACATAGCTAACACATGATTCTCATTAACCAGTCTCACGTCATCATATTTTTTAGTTAGCTTGTAGATTTCCTTTAGTTTGATTACCGTTACTTTGTCGGTTACCTTTGGCAATAACTTTGTGATATTTTGCCTTACCGCTTTTGCGTTAGTTATAAGTATATTTTTCATTGTATCCGAATTAGATACGTTGTTGATATACTCACGTAGCAGGGCCTTTTGCTGTACTGTCAGTTTGCTATACTTTTTATTGAAGTTTTCAATCATTAGTCTATATGCAAGCAAGCGCACTTCTTCGGTCTCCTTTTTGTACTCTGCAATAGCTCCGCTCTCTTCAAGCATCTGTGGCTTCTTAGCTGCTTTACCGCAGATATGTTCGATGATAGAAAATCTACAGTTTACTGCTTGCTCTGGAGTTAGTTTCGCTTTTGTATCTGATTCAAACAAACTATAAATTGATGCATATAGCTTGTAATCAGGAAGTTGAGTCCGAGTGAAGGCATCAAGATTGTAGTTCGATTTGATTTCCTTTACAAGCTCATATTTTGTATCCGCTAGACGCTTTGCATCTAATGCTCTTCTTGCTTTTAGCACCTCTCTTAGTAGCGTTTCTGCTTTTGATTCGCTTTTGTATTTTTGGCGGCTAAGCGATTCGTACAATCCCAATTCTTTGGAAAGTACTGTGCCTGGTTTGTAATACTTTTGAATCAAACGCAGTGCTGGGGAAGTTTCTGTCCCTCTGATAGTGTCAGCTGCTACTTGTCTCGTTAAGAGTTCAAATAGAATTTGTGTATTCTTCAGCTTTGAATGTTTAAGTTTTGCCATGTCGTGTATACAAATAAATATGCAGGTTTTTGTTTAACTGTCCTTGTTATCAAGTAAATTAGACTCATCTAATAGGTCTTTCTTCTTAGATGCACTATACAACTCACTAATAACCCCTTTTTTCGCCTGCGCACTAGATCTAAACAAAGACTCTACTGCGGATTTTGCTGTTTTATTTTTGTATTCTTTTACACTACCTCTATATGGCGTTTTTTTGTTGAACTTACTACCCAACGGATCCCAACCAAGTGGATGCTTGTGCTTTCCGTAAGTGGTATGTGATTCTGGCCTTCCGGCACCTGGCCATCCACCTTCTGGTATTTCTCTTTCATCGTAACCAGCTGGTACATCATCCTTACCGCCACCTTTGTATAGGGATGCGATATCGTGTGGTGTACCAAATGACATACCCGTTTTTGCTGGGTCGTTTCCTTCGCTTTCGATTTGAGACAATCTAAATGTGTATTTCATATCGTCAACTACTCCGTCTATTTCACGTAGGTAATCATCATCACTCATATGGAAAATATTCTCATAGATCCATCTTTTTGAAAATAACTTTTTATCCATCATATCACCAGCCAAGGTTACCTTCGATGTCCACAATTCAATCTTCTCTCTCTCAAATACAGTAGATGCTGGTGATAGGCTAATTGAAAAATCAACTAGGTCGTCATCCTGAAATCCCTGTGCATATAGGTGAATGATTGCAAGTTTTGTAAGCTCACTTTCGATGATACGTTGAATTCTTTCGATTGTTCTTGCAAAACGGAAGTCCTGTGATGCTAGAGTTGATTTACCAGTTGTATCCTCTTCATATCCCAAGTATGCCTTTGGAATCTTCAAAGATGCAAGCAGTCTATTTTTCAAGTAGTCGATATCTGCAATAGAATCGTACTGCAGACCAGTTAAGTTTTCGATATTGGTACCACTTTCTGTTCCACGAACTGGTAGGTAGAAATCTTCAATCATGTTCATAAGATTGAATTTCAGATTGTATTCACCAGTATTTGGGTCTACGTATGGTGTTTTTTTCATCTGATTTGCAATACGCTCAATGTATGCATCAACTTCATTGGGTGGTATGTTACCTATATCGATTTTGAAAATACGCTTATCTGGTGCTCTCATAATCCTATGAATAAGCATTGCATCTTCCATCATCATCAGCTGTTTATACACACGCCTTCCTGGCTCTAGTAGTGATCTGCCATAGGGTAGGAAGTTTGTATCACTGAGCATTCTGAAGTGAATAACTTCGTAGTTATCGTACAGCTCTTCCTGTCTTGATACATAACCAGCGCCACCGTATCCACTGTAATCCCTCTTAAATATGATCTTATTGGGATTGTTTGGATCAGAACCTTCTAACCTTATCATTTCATACGCAGAAGCTGGTTCAACATTAACAACACCGAACTTTTCGGCAATATTGAGGATTAGGAAAAAGTCACCGTATTTGCATAGGTTTCTTACCCATGGCCATAGATTGAAGTCCACATTTAGGATATCGTAAAACAAGTTGTGTAGTACTTCCTTTACCTTGTCATTGCCTGTGTTTATTTCAACAATATCCCCATATTCATTTTTGGTTGTACACTCATCCGCATAAATATCGAGGGCTGATGCGATAATGCTATCAGCATCCATTGCTTCATAATCTCTAAATACTTCAATTCTCTGTACTAGCTGAATTCCATTGCCGTCAGATGTGTATCCTGGTACCGGTGTATATAGACGATTGTATCGATCAACTCTTCTATTCCATTCGATATTACCGCTTGATTGTACTCTTTCAGTATCTATAACTTTTAATTGCTTTCCTCCGACATTACGTATAATTACGTCTGTTGAGAAAAGTTTTCGTAATCTTTTATTAGATTAACCTGATCTGTAAAAAGTTCTAAAGGAACAAATTTTGATACAGTTTGGTCGTAAGTTTGAAGATATGTTTTAAAAGCATACTCGGTGTCTTTTTGACACTTAACGTA